ATAGGAAACCTTGCCCTTCAGGTCGGCAAAAACACCGTTGCGCGCGTAACTGCTCGAGAATGTTTCTGTTGCCATCCTCTCGCGCAGCATAAGCTCCATCGCCAGAGCGTTCATCTTCTCGGCCTGTTTCGACTCGGTTTCCGCTTTGTCCTTCCGAGCCGTCGCGAGATCAGCCTGGAGCGCCGCGACGTCAACGCCATTGAAAGCCTTGAGTGATTCCATTGCCGACGACAAATCGCTCTGTGCGGCATCCCAGGCCTCTGTGGTGACGTCAGGGCGTGCGTCCATCTTGGACTGTAACGCCGCAAGTTCCTTCTCGTGCGTCTTCTTGTTCGCCTCCACCGTTGCGCCGTGCGCGTCCATGATCTTTTTGATCACCTCATCGGTCAGGCCCTCGATACCGAGCCCTTTCAGAAATTCGCGTTTCATGCTTGCTGTTCTCCTTTCGTGTTCGGCTACGCTTTTTTACGGGAGTTGCATTCCCTTGCCTACGTAGTTTTACGGCGTTGCGGCCAATTTGAAAAACACCGCCGTAAAGCAGTGTTTTTTAACATTGTCTCGGTCTATAAATCTAAATTTTTTGTATTGATTTTTTGCCAATCATATGCTATGATTGATTTGCTAAAATTTAGGGAGGAGATTACCATGGAGATACACAATCCATCACATCCTAAACCGGAAATCCAACCGCAGCCTCAGCAGCAGGTACCCTCGCGGCCTAATTATCCGGTTGCTCAACAGCCACAGTATGTTCAGAAGACATATTATCAGCAACAGCAGTACGCTCCGCCGCTAAAGCCAAAAAAGAAATTCCACGCCTGGCCACTTATTATGCTTGCGATTGTTATCGGGGGGATTAGTTTTTTTATCGCCATGCGTAGTATGGATAGTGAAACTGGTGTTACGGTTATAGATGCAAGCGGTCAAACCATTATAACAACCAAGGCTGCATCGAAGGATGCGATCCAGCTTAACCAAACAATCAGCGCGAACGGGTTTTCATTCAATGCGGTTGAGATAAAAAGAAGCGCCGGATCAATTCTTGCCAGCCCCTCAGATGGGAATGTATTTATCTCGGTCAAATTTATCATCGAGAATACATCATCGCAAAATAAATCGCTTGCATATCTAGCGCCCATCTTTGAATCCTACGCCGACAACACTAAATGCTTACTATCTCCAACAGGTCAATTCCTTTTTGGGAATGTATTGAACGGAGACCTCGCGCCAGGAATGAGGATGGAAGGCTATCATGTCATAGAGGCACCGGCAGGAGCGAGAGTATTAACACTTGAGCTTGGCGTGCTATACAGGGATAACGAAGTTAAAAAATTCATCCTTGAAATCCCGCAAGGCTGATCTTATAAACAGCATCGACCGCACCAGCCCTTCATCCCTGAATACACGGTCAACGCTATTAAGCGCTATTTACAACTCCCGTATGCACCCTCTCGAACTCCGTCCGCAGCCCCATGGCCTTCGAGAACGCCTTATACTGCGCGCTCGTCTGCTTCCTGGCAATCTTGGCCTGCTGTAGGGCCTCAGCAAGCTCAGGCTGCGCTCCGCTGTACCCGGCAATGGTAGAGTCCTGCTTGTGCATGATGCGCTCTAAGGCCCTCTGCTGCTGTCTGGCATCGTAGGCATTATACTTCTTTCCTTCATACTCAACCTCCTCAAACTCTTTGGCCTCCATCTTTTCCAGTTCTTCGTCTGTGTAGTTCGGCGGGCCGTCCGGGAACACGGCGTATTGCTCATGGTAGCAGTTGTAGTCGTCCAGTGTCCCGCCGCCGTATTTCTCATAGACGTCCTCCAGGCGAGGGTACTGTACGCCCAACCTGTCATAGCGCCTGCCGCCCCAGCCGTGGCTTGGCCTATGACCACCATGCCAGCTGAATTCAAATGTTGTTACACCTATGATATCAGCGTTATATTCTGCCTGACGCACGGTTAGATCGCGCATTGCCGACAAAACTGCCCGGCGGGCGGAAACGTCAATGCGATCTTTATGCCCTGTGTGGTATGTAACGGTTCGAATACCGCTGTCCGCCATCCGGACTACGGATTCCTTGACAGCCTCTCCAAAGGTCTGCATCCCCGCAGTAACTTTCGTTGTCGCCAGGTTCAATTCGTGTTGATAAAATTGCGCTAACGGCTCAAACACTGTCTTTCCGTTGATCTTTCTGGCAAACCCCATGCTTTTCGTAATATTTTGGAAGTCTCCTTGCGTCTGAGCGATTATGTTACGGGTCAAGTCCTGTACAAACCGGTTATCCTCAAATGGCGTGAATGGGATCCCGGCTCCCTCGAAGGTCCTCTTGTCATAAATATAATTTGCTTTTGCAGCCTCTTGAAAAAGCTCATCGATCCTCTTTTCGGTAACCCCCATTACCTCAGCTATTTTTTTGCGCCAATCCGATTCGAAGGCGTTTTGCTCCATCATTGTGGTCAGCATATATTCCGATGTGCTGGACACCACACCAAATCTGGCGATCCGGCTTGCGATGTCCTGAATACCCCAATCCTGAAGCTCCCGCATCAGCTGCGCCATTTCGTCCGGCATGGATTGAAGCTTTTCTGGTCCGATCATAATTCATGACTTTCATGTATTCCCATACTTAATGTCTCTTTAATAATTTTTTTCGCTGCACATAATCTTTCCGTGTCTTCATTTACTCTCTTTGACCTCATAAGAGCTATTGCATCGTCCCATGCCTGTTCAGACGCTGGTTTACAACTAAAATCAAGAGTAATATGGTGCAAGCATTTGCCGTGCTCATCTACCGTGAGTCGTATCGCCTCAAGCACCCGATCCACAAGGGACGCCACAGCCTCTCGTCTATCGCAGTCTACATCGCACGACCTGCAAGGATTTTCGCTGTTAACGTGCAAATTATACATTATTGCATTCCCTCCTCAATATTTCCAGCAGGAGTCGCTGGCATAAGTTTGATAGCTTCATCTCTCGTTACGCCATATCTCCACGCCATATAGGCGACTGGATCAAGTAACCCTGCAGCGACTTCAGCCATGCGCCGCTTAATTTCCTGGTCCTTGTCTTCAATGATCGAATCATCGAATTTAACCGTTATTTCCGGGTTAGGATTTAACCCTTCCACAAGATTGTACCTTGCCCCAATTTCGATAATCAAACGGACTAAGTCGACAAGTACAGATTCCAATATGATTTCGTGTTTCTTTTTTGTCCGGAACATCGCGTTATTTTCTGACACAACCTGTGTCGCTGTCGCAATGCCACCTGCTGAATACCTGAAGAAGTTATCCCCCAGTCCACACTGATAGCTGAGTGTGTTGAGCGCGTCTTGCAGACTTTGTTTGTGCTCACTTGCCCGGATCGTCAGTTCCATTTCCTGAATAAACGGCTTATTCTCCAGGCCGGCACTTTTCGGAAGCTGATAATAAGTTACATCATTGGGATCGAATACTGGCTCCCCAGTTTCGATATTCATGGCCTCAGGGGCTACCATAACCCTTTTCTTACCTAGCATAAATTCATTTTGGTAGCTGTCAAAAATAATATCGCACATCCGCATGCTATCAATCGCATTGGCGTACACAGCTACACCAAGAGGGCTATCTGGGTCAATGTTGTTTGCAATGTTCGGCTTATCTATCACAAAAGGCCGCGTTGAACTATTCGTATTAATTCGCTGTTCCATGATTTCATAGCCAGGCATTTCGTTAAAATCTTCAACTTCCACATAAGCAAAATTTTTTTCCTTATTGGACTGCTTTTTTAGCAGCATGTTTTTGATGAAGTACGCAGGCATACCATCTTCCGCAAGGATATATACTAGGTTCCCTTCTTTATCCTCTTGCTTCTCTTGCACAAACAGCTGAACGTATACGTACTCCATACCTTTGATAGTTTCCGGGCTGAACACACAGAGCTCGTTTATCCCAAAATGATCCAAGCTCAGAGGGATCATGCCATCGGAAAGAATGTAGTTCATCTTGATGCGTCCGGCGTCATAGTACGGAATATAGGCGACGGTTCCATATGCGGATTTTTTCTCTTGGCTTTCATTAAGCTTGACGTACATATCATTTCTGTCAAAAACTAG